TAGACCTGAAACAGCTACAGCAGAATATGCTGCTTCTGTATCTGTAAACAAAAACTCTCTTAATGCACTTCCAGTTTTTTGAACAAATAAAGTAGCACCATCAAATACTGTTGGCTTTACAAAGCTAGAACCAAAAGGTGTCTGTCTTCTTATTTGTGCATTAGCAGGTGTAACTGGTTTATTAGATATAGTAGGAATAAATAATTCAGCACCAGTTGTAAATATTTGCAAATCTCTATTAGATACTAAATGTCTAATAGAAAATATTTCACCAACATTTGCAGTAAGATCAAGAGCATCATTATCTTCTGCATCAGCTACATCAAAATTAAAAAATTGTCCTGACTTAGATCCCCATATGCCATCAGGTTGTGCAAGTGTGCCACCAAACCATAATCTATTTTGATGAAATGTAACAGCAGCAGGATAGCCTCGAAGAGCAGAATAACTTTGTTCACTAAACTCTGTTGTTGCAGCACCAGTTATGATTCTTGCTCTACCACCACCAACAGCACTTGAAGTAGCAGTAGCACTACTATCTGCTGTAAATTCAAATGTATTTTCATCAGGTACAGCAGTTATTGTTTTTGATCCATTTATATTACTATTAGCAATCCCACCAACTGCACCTGCTCTTTCTACAGTAATAGAAGCACCAGTTGCTAATCCATGCAATGCTTTTGTAACTCTAACTGTACCACTACCTTCAAAAACCTCTATACTATCTGTCTCAAGTTGTTGTCTTAATGTTCCTTGAATGGTTGCAGTTACTTGTGTTGCACTAGTAAAATTAGTAATTCTTGCTCTTGTTTCACCTATAAGTAAATCAATACCAACATGACCTGATTCAAAATAATCTGCTGAAGTAGTAAGAGTTACACTACTAGTTGTGCCACTAGCACTAATTGTCATACCTAAAGGCTGAAAACTAAAATATGGCTGAAATATGTCATTACCATCTCTTGATGTATCAAAGTTAAAAGTTGATACAGTAAATGTAGTAAGACTCGTTCTTTCTAATATTCTTGTTTGAAATGTATTGTGACATATAAACATAAGATCACCTTGCTGTGCAAAAGTAATCTCTTCAAGATAAGATGCTGATGTTGTATTAACTAACCATGATTGACTTGTTAATGATTGTATAGATGACACAGTTCCATCAGTAGGACTTATTTGAAATATCTCTATTCTTGTATTGCTAAATGCTATTATATATTTTTCATCATCTGAAAATATAAAAGGCTCTATTCTTACACTTTGTCTCAGACTTGCTAATGCTGTAAATGCAGGGTTACTGCCAAAGTTATGTATTCTTTTAGTACCAGTTCTTTTTTTTAAACCACCTTCTGATCTAATAAAAAAGTTTCTAACTTCTTCTGCTGCATTTGTATATACTTTTGTATCTGTTCTTGATGTTAAAGCAGGACTAACTTCACCAAACTGAAAGTTATTTAATGGCACTCTAATTCTTGCCATTTAACTTCTCCTATCAGTAATAAATCTTCTTGTAGATAATCTTCTTGAAGTTTGTTGTTGTGAATCTAGATTACGAGCTTTTGCTAATAGTTGTTGTGCTTTTTGTTCTATTCTAACCATCAATCCATCATCTCTTGCTATTGATGTAGCAAATATAGAAGCTAAAGCATACTCTACTGCTAAAGAAAAATAACTTGGAAATGTATTTTCTTTTGCTCTAAAAGTAAAATCTGCAATTAAAGTATCTTGTGTAGATTGATCGGAGAATACTTTATCTCCATAGACAGTAAAATCTACTAAATTATCATTAACTGTAATAGTATGGACTACTAAAGTATCTGTAGGTAATTGGTGTGCAATAGTAAATCTACCAGTCGGTGCATCTGTTAACTGTGCCAACTCAGCTTGTTCTGTAGCAAATCTCCATCTTGCACTAGATAGAGTTGCTCTAACAACATCTTCATACATATTTGTAGCAACAACTGCTTCACTACTATCATCTCCAAAACTTGTAATAGGTTCTGCACCAATAAGTATTAATGCTCTTGAAGCTATGTCGATTGCTGAATTTGCTGCAGTACTTGTTGTCATATAAGATGAGGGGGATTACTCCCCCTCCCTTTTAATCGCTATCGGCTGTACTTAAGTCTGAACCATCACCACAGTCTATTGCTGTGGCTGATACAGATTTAACTACTGTAGCAGATAAAGTTTTATGGGTTGAATTAGCATCACATATAAGAACAACATCACCTTCTTTCATCATTCCTAATGCTGATTGACCATTCATCTCACCACCAGTTGCATCTGCTGTAGAAAAGTAGTTCGCTGCTCTTACTACAGATAAAGCATCATTTGAGGTGTAGTACCATAGATTAACACCACTACCACCTGCTAGTCGTGTTAAGTTACTTAAATCTAAAGCCATAATCTACTCCTTATGAATTGTTATCAAGAACTTCATATACGCCATTGTCATCAATGACAGTAGCACCCATTGACATCATTGAAGTTGCCAAGTGTGATACTTTTTCAGCGACATAGTTCAGTTCAGTTGTTACATCTGCACCAATACCAAGACCTATAGCAGTCGTATGATATGCAATATTCTTACCTGCTGTAATTGCAGCAGTTGAGAATATCTTAAATCCTAAAAATTCTTTCATAGTCATACCACCTGCAAAAGGCAAGTTTTGCTCACCAACAAAGTCTGATGATGCAAACTCATTAATTAAAAATAAGTCAGCATAACCTTTTGGGTGCATAGCTAAATATCTCTGTCCATCTTCAGGGATATTAGCAGTACCAAAAGTTTCAAACAAAGATAACAAGTCAGCTTTTTCTAATGCTGAACTGGTGTCATGTATTTGAGTTGAGTTAGCACCTGAATCCATAGCTGTGTACAGCAACTCATCAGTCTTACGACCTAGAGCAGCAGCAGCACTTGTTGCTATTGCTTGTCTTTCATCAATGTTAGTCTTTAACTCATCTAACTTATCAATAAACTCTGCAGCAAAAAAGTCTTGCATAGTTACACTTACATTA